AAGCTGCGAAGCAAGAATGGCCGTTCCGTGCGGAAAATAGCCCATTAACACTTGCTCTCATGCACGTTGATGCCTTGATCGAGCGCATTCGTAACCGCAAACTGAAAGCGTTCGATCCTTCTCTTCTTGAACAACTCCGCAAGCTCTCCAAATCAGAACTAAAAGATTTGAAGGCACAGTACAGCCGGTCTTACGAAGACATCAAAGCGGCGCTAAGTGGAGATGAATTTTTCATTGAGGCTTACTCGAATTATGACAAGCCAATGATGAAAGTTGCTATGACGCTTTTCAAAGAACTCCGGGCGCTCAAGCACGATGATGCGGCCCAAGGTAAAATGCGTCTAGGTAATCACAATCCCAGGAAGAAGAAACAGAAGCCGCCAGAAGAGATCGTCAAGAAAGTGCTTTTCCTGGAAAAAGACAATGAGACCGGAATCTCCAGTTTGAAGCCAGCAGAATTAGTCGGTGCCAAAGAATTGTGGGTGTACAACACAAAGACCCGGAAGCTCGGCTGCTACTATGCAAAAAGCGAAGCCGGGTTATCGGCCAAGGGTACGACGGTTCTTAACTTCGATGACAAGCGATCCACCACGAAGACCATCCGCAAACCAAAACAACAGGTTCACGATTTCATTGCCAAATCCCCATCGGATATGCACAAATATTGGGACGCCATACGTGCGGTGCCCCAGGCGATTAGCCCACGTCTCAGCCGGGACACGCTCATCCTTCGGGCCATTGAGGGTTGACAAGCTCCACAATGGCGTGATAGACTGGTGTTGATGAAACCAGCCATTGAAGACGGACAGTACACAGTACGTGAAACCCCTGCCTGGAAGGTTCGTGAACGATGGGCCGAAATTCGCCTTCTCGTCCACCAACAAATTTTGGAGCGGGATCTCGCCTTCGCCCACCTGTCGGATCACCTGGACCACACCCTAGAGCCGATTCCGTGGGTTCCGAAGAAAACAACGTGGTGGGAAGATGCCAAGGACAAGATTGCGGTCTACATTTGCATGTTCTTTCACACCAAGCCCACATACCGGAGAGGCGATCAGTCCTATGTGTGCGCCTGTGGCCGCAAATACGCCGTTCCGTGGGCCGACATGTCCAAGATAGGGATGAACGTCTACGTGCCAGCCAAGCCCTTCGTAGCGCCAAAGACACCCATTCGTCAGGCTCTCTGCAAGAACGGTTGGATGGGAGAGGTCTGATGGAATTCGTTCTCCTGATTCTGTGCGCCGTGACCGGAAGAATGGTACGGCGCTGGAACGAGTCCTGTACCGACAACGAGATTTTACGATCCTGGGGGATTGATCCAAGATGAAAGACATTCTTATCGCCGGGTTGTTTGGAGCTATCGGCGGGTTTATCGGATCGTGGCTTGAAACTAAGTACGGTCCAATCGTGATTCTGTGGTACGTCCTGGCGCTGGTCGCTCTGTTCGTTCTCGCTCGTTTCGTCATTCGGTAAAAGTTATGAGGAATCAAATTTTCGGATTTGCTATTCTGTTGATTATTGTCATCGCTATCGTGGTTCCAAGCGTCAACATCCTGCACGGACTGGCCCTCGCCGCTTGTGTCGGCATATTCGCACAGTTGATGCGGTGTCACGATCACTAGACAATTTCAAAACCTGTGGGATAATGGGTGCGTGATTCTTTTAGACTACTCTCAGGTCGCCATTAGCAACCTGCATCAACAACTGAAACAGAGCAAGAAAGACCCGGCTAGGATTGTCGAGCGCCGCTGGCTTGCTCAACAGAACGACGAGGAAGAAGGGGAAGACAGCGGGGAAGTGAATCCGCCGATGTTGCGACACATGATCCTCAATTCCATTCGTCGCATCAATAAGAGCTTCAGGAAACGCTTCGGCCAGCTTGTCATCGCAACCGACAATGCGAACTACTGGCGTAAGTCGGCATTCAAGTATTACAAAGCCAATCGTAAGAAAGATCGTGACGATTCCGGTATTGACTGGCCGCAGGTGTTCAGCATCTTGAATGACCTCCGTGATGAGATCAAAGAAAACTTCCCGTACAAAGTCATGGATGTTCCTGGCGCTGAAGCGGACGATGTTATCGGTGTCATCGCCAAACACTTTCACGAACAAGAAGGCATTTTGATCGTATCCGGCGACAAGGACTTCCAACAGCTTCAACGATACAGCAACGTCTGGCAATATGGGCCGGTGCAGGACAAGTTACTGATGGCAGCGGACCCGGCCAAGTTTCTGTTTGAACACATACTCCACGGCGACAAGGGAGATGGCGTTCCAAACTTTCTAAGTGCCGATGATTCCTTCATTGAAGACTCGGCGACTGGTAAGAAACCAAGGCAGACACCCATCTACCAAGTTAAGGTGGATGCGTGGTACACACAAAAACCAGAAAATTTCTGCAACGAGACAATGCTTGCCAATTACTACAGGAACAAGAAGCTGGTTGACCTAACTGAAATCCCGGCTGATGTTGAAGCTGCTATTCTTGCAGAGTTTAGTGTACCACCCGTGGGCGCAAAGGATAAGATCTACGGGTACCTAGTCAAGAGCAGAATGAGGAATTTGTTGACTTCAATCCAGGAGTTTTGAAGATGGCGGTAAGTAGAGAAGTCCTGTTGGAATTATCGGGCAGGGATGGCGATACTTTTCACGACTTGTGGCGCAAAACGGTAATTCAAGAAGCGAAGGAATGTCTCGCTGAATTCATGTTCGAGGGCACTACTCAATACGATCACGTGCTAAATGGTGTTGTCCAGTTTGTCGAAGACTACGGCTGCACACCAGAACGAGCGGTCATGATTGCGATGTTCCCGGACAGATACGACTTAATGATGGGACAAGAGACAAAGCTATGAGAAAAATGTTTTCAGAAATCCTCAAAGAAATTTCAGAGGCACCTGATCTCGAAGATAAGGTGATGATACTTCAATCCAACAATCAGCCGGTTATCCGACAACTGTTGTTGGCCGCACTCGATCCCAATGTCAAATTCGACGTTGTGATTCCGTCTTACAAAGAGAACGACGAACCTGACGGCTACGCATCGAACACTCTTTTCATCGAACACCGCCGCCTGTACATCTTCATGGATTCGTACAAGACAGTTTCGCCACAGCGTAAGACTGCCTTGCTTCAACAGATCCTAGAGTCGATTGATCCGTCTGATGCGGTAGCCCTAATCGCAGTTCTCAAAAAGGATCTGTCGGGATACGGCGTCACGAAGGAAGTTGTCAATGCAGCCTTCCCAGGACTCGTCAAGTAATAAGCCAGACTATCAAATGCTCTTGATGGCTTATCGTGCCGGTATGATAAGCAGAGAGCAAGTAATGTCTGCGATAGGATTCGACAAAGACATGATCGTGGAAGAACCGACTTACGAAGAAAAGCGGTCCCGGCTGCTCGATATGTGCGAGATGGAAGGCACCGACATGCAGCTTCACAACGAAATTGTGGTGGAGCTTCTGCAATATCGGAGTGGCGAAGATCCGGCCTTCGGCAACATGGTCGCAGAAATTTACGATACCGTTGAGCGCACCGGCATGGACATTCAAAAAGCCACCTTTTTCCTGCTCAATCCGCTTGCCCGTGGTATGCTATAATGGCCGTATGAGCAAATACCTCTTTGTGAAGTACAACGATAATTGGGCCGACGAGATGGACATCACCGGCTTTGCCATCGTGAAGCAGGAAGATTGGGCCGCAATCATCGAAGAAGTGAAAGCCTTCTTCAAGAAAAAGTTGGGCGGCTGGACCTTCGGCGTCGGCACCAACGAAGAAATCGAATACATGACGTTCAAGGATTGGAGCCGCCAATTGAGCCAGACGGAACTCTCCGATGATGAAGCCAAGACCTTGATCGACGTATTCAAACGTGCCAAGATCCGGCCTGGATACGATGAACCCCGTCTCGTGATCGAAGAAGGATTTTTCCCGCTGCCGTCTAGCGACGAAGTGGACGAAGCCGATGACGACTACGACGAAGATGACGAAGACGGAGAAGACGACGATTTATTGTAATGGGAAAACGAATCAAAGAATTTTACATCTCTGTGGACGTTGAAGCTGATGGGCCGTGCCCCGGCGTCAACTCCATGCTGCAATTTGGCGCTGTGTTCTACGACTCCGAAGGCAACGTCCTGGAGGAATACAGCGCCAACATCTATCCCATCGAAGGGGCAGTAGAAGATCCCGATACGATGG